CCGTATTGCTCTGTCCGTGTTGGTGATGTAAATTGCCCAATCAAAGCATTACGAATATCAGCCTCAGACCTGGCTGCTGGAGCCATTTGAGCAAGAGTTGCACCGCCAAGAGCACCTAAACCACCACCAAAGCCAGCAAATCCACCTCCAAAGCCACCACCCATTGGTGCTGCACCACCCCCCATTGGAGGCGCTATGGTTTCAGGAGCCATCCCAAGAAGAGCCATCTGCTGATCTAACGCACTCTGACCTGCTTGTGAATACTGCTGAAGCGTTGGCAGTGCGCCTGCACCAGCTCGTTGATAAGGTGCGTACTGTCCAAGCGCACCCTGCCCTGCCGATACGTAAGGTGCCAACAATTTGCGCATGGCATCAAACTGACGCCGTTGTTCTTCAATGCCACTTTCTGCTGCACCAGCTTGTGTAGACGCTGCGCTACTTGCGGCGTTTGAAGACATCAAGCCACCGAGTAAAGACGATCCTCCAAGGACTGGGCCCATGGTAATTGGATCAATAGCCATGATCAAACTCCTTCATATTCTTCAAACGTCTGTATGGATTTACCGAGCATGATAAGCCAATCCACCGCAGCGTGTGGAAGCATCAAGTTATCAAAATGCTGGTGTAGAAGTGTCATGGCATCCTCAGAGGCTACCGGCAGCCATGAACTCGGTGCGCTCATTATACGATTTCGCGCCCAGATGCCCGAATAGTCAGCGATGTAGCTGCACTAGCAATGGTTGAGATTACTCCACCAGACTCCAATGCTTGGCCGACCAACTCTGGAAACGTGTATGTTTCATCGGGTGCAATGGCGCGTGTGTCAACAATCAGGTTGGATGCTCCTGCGCTACCACCACTGGTAATCAAGTTCACACCAATGGTCACGTTGGCTGCACTGGTGTTGGTAACCGTGAACTTATCGATGATGGTTTTGCAATTGCTTGCAGTGTACTGAGTAGTTTGAGTGTTTTCAACCTGCTTGGCTGGGATCAGCACTTTTACTGTAACGGTCATGATGGCTCCTATTGTTGGGTTTGTGTAACGGCCAAGATTACTGCTGGCGCTGCTGGCGCAAATGCTGTGGCTGCAACAGTGGCAATACTGATGTTTGTGTCATCGGTTGCGTACATCACTTCAATGAAATCGTTTGCCGCTAGTGAATACACCTCATTAAGTGCAATAACAATGTATCCATTGTTAAGGGTAATGGATGCAATTCGTGCTGAGTTTGGAAAATCCGTGGTTCCGTTAAGGCGCAACCATACCCAAATTGACTTTTGTGAACTATTTGTTGACGTAATCTGAACTGATGCTGCAATGTTGTACAAGCCAGCCTGATCCACGTAAATCTCTGACGTTGTTGTTCCAATATAGACGCCGTTGGCTATCTCTGTATTGGTGAAAAGCAGTGGGTAATCCGTGTTTGCTAACAGTGGCGTTTGGCTGTCGGTCTTGGTGAATTCACCGTAATACCTTTGCTGTTCAATCGTTGGTCTGACAAAGATAACGCCAACGGTCGAACTTACTTTTAACACCGCAGCGACTGGCACTACATTGTCTGGGGCTGTAGGTTTGACGTTGGTAAAACCACCAGCAACAGTAGGAGAAGCATACAAAATATCGCCTACAGAATAAGCACTGGTATCAAGATCGCGCACATATCCAAAGGTTGTGCAGTAACCTTTATCTCCGGTATCTGGCAGATCATGCGTCATGACACCTAAAACATACAACGTAGGAGTTGATCCATTTGCAAGATATGGTGCTACCGCTAACGTCGAATCAGGAACAACGCCGGTAAAGCCTACAACCGTTCCATTTGGAATAGTCACGCCAGTGTTGTTTTGAACACGGGCATAAGTTTCCATTCCGATCTGCTGAGTGACGCCGTATTCCATTCCCAAATCGAGGGTTTCATCGGTGTCATTCCATGCCATGCGCCGTACCTTATCGGAGTGCGGGGCTGCAAGGTCAAAGTCAATGTAATCAGTGACTAATGAATTGTTGTTTTGTACAGGTGGCGCAAATAATTCAATGTTTTTTGCAAGCTGGCGCAACTCATCAAGCGCTTGTTGAACCTTGGCACTTAGAACTGCACTGTCTACTGCTGAATCTTGCGCCAGAACGCTTATCTGGGCCAGGGCGTTGTTGGCCGTTGCCGCCGCTGTATCTGCTTGGTACTCAAAGTCAGTCCCAATGATGACTTGGATTTCATCAACGACTGAAAACAACAGCTCAAACTGTCTAATCTGCTGCTGATCAGTGAGAAAAGTAGTGAGCTGATCTCGCGTCAGGTTTAGTCTGCGTGATAAGGGGGCTGTTGCCATCAGTACACCAAAGGTTCAAGCTGCGCCTCCAGGCGCATGAATGACAAGTGAGCGTCACTATCGCCACGGAATCGCTGAATGCGCCAGTTCCGCATATGGCCTTGCTGAAACCACGCCAAGCGCTTATTTGCTCCGGTAGTGCCGACACTGACGCTGCGGTCTTGGCTCCATGATTTGCCATCCAAGCTGTAGCTGGTGCTGATCTGCGGGTTTGTTCCGATCTCTACGCTGCCAGTTAGGGCCACCAGTTCAAGGCGGTTGAAGATCGCGCCATTGCCCTCGTTGTAGACAATCTCTGTGCCAAACTCCCAGCGTACTTGCTGACCATAGTGATGGCCAGTGTCCTGCACCATGTAGCCAACATTCGTTGACTGTGGATCTCCGATAAGCCAACGGTTGTAAGCCCAAACAAAATTTTGTGCGCGGTACTGGGCAAATCCTACTGTGCTGGTGGTCAGGATAAACCAGACTTGTTCGCCAAGTTCCTGAGTTGCAGTGGCATCAAAAACTAGCGTCTTGTCTGGAAGATGGACATACAGATGCTGATGATTCTTGTCGTTGCGTGATTCCAGCTTGACCAGCGCCAGCTGTGCCTCGGTGTAGTTCAGCAGGATGTTGTCAATCTCTTGCGTGCTGATCTTTGTCGTGTTTGCTGATACGCCCAAGAAGATGCCTGGAGCCTCATTGCGGCTGCTGCCAAGAAAGGCCATGCTATCAACAAACACGCAACAGCCTTGAGTGCCAATTGATCCACGGGGGATTTGTGCGCCATCAATACGCGCAAAAGGAAACAGATCACCGCCTACGTTGTCAAACACCTCGATGGTGTGTCGGTTAAGTGCATAGACCTCGTTGCGCAACTTCAGCAAAGCTACCACTGGATCTGGGTCTACCTCTGATGTTCCATACTTCAGTGGGTTTACCGACATTGGATCTAGCAACTCTGTCACCACCAAGAACTCGCCATCGGTGGTCATGAAGTAGCCATCCACCCAAACCACATCAAGCACGACTCCAAGATCAGGATCGGTGACCTGTCTCAGAATTGGAGCTGTTGGGTTCCACGGTAATGTTGCTGCGGTGTTAACTGGAATCCAGTAATAAAGACGCTCACCGGAAACAATGGCCAGCACATCGAAGCTGTAATCAAAGATGACAAGGCCACCAGAGCCAACATCACCCAACACGGTCACAGTGCCATCGCTTGCCACAGTCACCAGACTGGTACCCATGACCCGATAACAGACGCCATTCCACTCGATTCCGCCACGGTCAATGCCTGGGCCTGTTCCGTTGGCCACCAGACCATCACCAGGACGCAAAAACCCATTGCTGATCCCACTCTTTTTAGAAACCGGAACCATGTTCACCGGGTAAGTGGTGCGCAGCTCTGGTGTGTTATCAGCGTAGATGCCGTTGAGGATTGGGATTTGCATTACTTCGCCTTGTTCCGCGCGGAGATTTTCTTGGCCTTGGCCTGTGCGTCAGCCTTGCTTGATGCGCCCCATGCCCTCAAACTCAACAGCAGCCTGGTTGGTTCGCCGTCTTTGTATTCAGGGCCAGGATTGCCACCCATACGGGCTAGAAACGACGCTCTGCGCGGATTGTCACCAGACTTGACAGGAGGCTTCAGATTCATGCCCTCGGCCTTTGCAGCGGCTCTACCCTTGGCGTTTAATCCACCTTTAGGGTTCTGGCCTTCTTTTCTGGCGTAGGCTGGCATTACGCAATCCGATACCAAGAATTTGTGGCCTGATAAAACCTCATGCGGAAAAAGTCTTCCGCAGCCAGAGTTGTCGGATAGCCAAAAGCAGCCGCAGCGCCATTGAGAGCCAGCGTAAAGGTTGTGATCTGCTGTGTTGTCGTTATCAGGATTTCGTTGCCATCAGGCGTTCCTGTATTCAGTGACAGCGTAATAGTGCCAGTGGCCAGTGTTCCAGCCGGCTGTAAGAGCATCCATTGCTGTTCACTGACTGGTGTTGGTGCTGTGATGTTAAAACCAGTTCCAGGCGTGTACAGATTGGTTGAAACCGTTGGCGCTGCGAATGTGCTTTGGAAGTAGGTCAGCAGCTGGTTGATGGAAACCTTACGCGCATCACCATTGTTTGGCACATAGATGGGCAGCAGATCGCCACCGGAAACTTGGCTGATGCCTGCGAGTTGATTGATGGTTGGCATGTTGATCCTCAGTTGTATTCCAAAACGCCATCTTGACCTGCAATGACAGGATCAGCAGGACGCCGCAAGAATGGAGTGTCGTAATTGCGCCAGGGTTTGTTGCCTGCGCCGGCCGGCATCGTGCCTGGCAGTTGCTGCTCTGGTGGCATAGCTGCGCGTGACAGAAGCGTGTTGTACGATTCCTTTGCCGTCATCTTAGTGTCTGGCATAACCTGCTTGCCGTAGCTTGGTGCCAGCTTGATTGCCAGATTTGTGTAGATGGCTTCGTTTGACGAATCAGGAACGTCTGTCTGCTCGTCCAAGTCGCTATCTTGAGGACTTGATGGCAGTGGATAGCCCAAGCGAATGCCGAGCGCGTTCCAGGCTGCAATCATGGTATCCAGCCGACGCAATGCACTTTGCATTTGTTCTGGCGTCAGATCAAAGGCGTAGCTGGCCAAGCCGATTTCGTCAAAGGCCTGGGTAACAAATTGACGCTTAGTCCATCCCATGTTATTCCTTTAGCTTTTCTTCAATCAGGTTGGCAAGTCGTTTATCCCTGGTGCGCCCATCAAACTTGATGCCAAGTTCAGTAGCCTTGCTTTCCAACTCTGCGCGAGTAGGTGGCGCATCATCATTGATTGGATCAGATTGGATCGGATCAGATTGGATCTGCTTTGCCTGTTTGCGCCAATCAAGCGGTTTCCCTGGCTTTTTCTTTTTCTTGACCTTCATCGCCCACTTGGGTTTCGGCTTCTTGGGCATCGTGGCTTTGTCACCAGCAGCCAGCACAGCAGCAGCAGATGATTCAAACCAGCCAGCAGCCAAGCGCTCATCCCACTCTGCTTGCGAATTGATGGCAATGTATTTGTACGTTCCACCACCAGGCCGGCGATGCGTTCCAGGGCTTTGGTAAGCAATGGCAGGGAAGATCATTATTTCTTGGCCTTTGCAGGGGCTTTGCCGGGCTTTCCAGCCATTTCAGCAGCTTTCCTAGCCGTGGATAGCGCAACAGCAATTGCTTGCTTCTGTGGCATTCCTGCTTTGATTTCTTTGGCAATGTTCTTGCCAATTGATTTCTTTGAATAACCCTTGGTCAATGGCATGAAACACTCCTATGAAGAAAGGGGGGCCAGAGCCCCCCGATCCTATTGCCGATTAAGGCTGGTTGAACAACAAGATGCCAGACATTTCCGGTTGCTTGTTGACCACGCCGAACAGCGTGTCCAGACGATACTTGATGGTCATGCTGTCAATGTCGTAGAACTTCTGCATGACCAACTCGACGCCCTGGTCGGTGCTGGCGCGCATCACTGCGGTACCGGCATCGGATGGGACGGCATAGCGGCCTGGCAGGATTTCCAGAGCATCTTTTTGCCAGAACACGTTGATCGCAGATGCGGCAGTGTTGAGCCAGTTGATGGCTGCGGTTGCCGACTCGGTGACCACTTCGACGTTCTTGTATTGCAGTTCCGCATCGGTCGGAGCATTCGTAGCGCCAATGATGGGGGGGCTGATCACAAGGGTCACACCGCCGGCCGGCACGCTGATCACCCGGAAGGTTTTCAGTTCGCCAGTCGACTCTTTGGTGATGTGATGCACGGCTTCCACGCCATCAATGGTGAAGCAATCGCCAGCCACCACGCCAACAGAGTTGGACACGGTAACGGTCTGGTAACGGTTGTCGACGTTGATCTGACCGCCCACGGATGTGGAAGTGGCCTGAGGAACGTAATCAGCCTGTGCGCCGTTGGTTGCAATGGTGGTCACGCCACCACCTGCCGCAGCGATGCGGTTTGCGTAGTCGAACTTGTAGGTGTTGAAGCCTGCAACCATGCCAACAAACGAACGCTCGTAAGCCTTGTCCGACTTGGGGTTGCCAAACGAACGCGATGCTTGCGACAGATTGCCGGCCAGACCGTTGTAATCGCGGCTGGACAGACCCAGGAAGCGATCATAGTCAGGCACGCCCTGCTCGTTCATGATCGTGTCGCACAGGCTCACGTCGTCGTAGTCACCAGAGGCGGTCGACACCGGCACCACCAGCGTACCTTGTGCGGCAGCGGTGTTCATGATGGCCACATTGATGTCTGATGCCAGCTTTTGCTTGGCAGACTGACCCAAACGGCCTTCTTGCAGTGCATCACGCAGATCGAGGGTGGTCATTTGCCACGGCACGGTCTGAGAGAAACCCAAGGTGCTGGGAACCGACAACTGCGTCATGTTCTGGTACGAACCAGCGATGCTGGAGCCAGGGGTGGTCGGGATCGACTGCGCGATGTAGGGCATCGGGCGCCAGATGGTGTTGTTTGCACGCTCCATCATGGTCGAATCGGTGTTGTAAACCGAAACGTGACGGGAAAGAACCAGAAGGTCTTGGAAACCTTCAAGAATGTCTTCGAACGCTACGCGTTCTTCCTTGCTGAATGAATTTGCCATTTGTAAAGCTCCATTGGTTGAATAAAAAACACGGCATTACTGCCACTTCCTTACTCACCAATGGGCTGGCGGGGGCCATTCAACTGCTATTTTTATGGGCTAGCGATACCCGTTTTGCGCATTATGCCTTTTTTTGGCGCTTGTATTGTATGACCTTCGTCATGTTACCTGTCCTGGCCGCTTCTTCCCGCAGTCTCTCTAGCGTCGAATCAACTGCGCCAGATACTCGGCCGGTGCCTGTAACCACTCGTTCAGGTGGTGGTGCAGACTTGCGATTTGTTACTTTCATGTCTTTTTCCAATTTGGCCACAGCAAAAGCGAACTTCACCGGGTCTTTGATTTCTGCCAGTTCTTTGGCTTTCTTGGGGTTCCTGCCAAGCGCATAGACCACTAGGGCAGGGTTATCTGCACCTTGGAGCATTACGCCTTGCTGGGTGACGCTGAACAGTTCCTGTGCTACCGCCTCGGCATCCTCAAAGTCTTTCACACGCAATTCAGCTTTTGCCTTTGTGTAGTTGTCCAGCTTTGATTGCCAGGCACGATTCTGGTTTTGCAGTTCGGCGTCTTGCTTTGCTTGCTGTTCCTCAACTTGGCGCTTGCGGTCGTACCAGCTTTCCAGAGACTGTTCAAACCTTTCAGCATCGTAGTCGTGGTCTTCAAGTGTCGGCTTCTTGCCAAGCGAGACGGCCTGTGGTGCTGGCGCTGTTTGTTGTAGCCGGCCTTGCAGTTCTTGGTTTTGCCGCTTCAGTTCGCGGTTGGTCTTGCGCAGTTCTCGCACCCATTCAGGCGCATGGGCTTGTTCTTCTTGCTGCTGCTGAGGTTCTTCTTCGCCAATGCTGACGACAACCTCGTCCGGTTCCTCTGCTTCAACAGCCTCTACTGGCTCGTCTACTTCTTGCTCATCTTCAATCACAACTTCGTTTTCCATTGTCTTCCTTCAAACTCACCCAAAGTCGGCTGGGTGGATGCCGTTAATGGATATTTATGCCAAGCACTGCCAGTATCTGCCGCGCTTCAAACTCTTGCATGGCCATCAGTGCGGTGATCGTGTCTTCCTCGTCCAACAAGAAAGCGCTTAGTGCCGCTGATGCCTCTTGCAGTTCTTTGCTCTGCTCTGCCTTGTTTTTGTAGGTTACTTGCAGTTTCGCCAGCTCTTTTTGCAGGCCGGCCAGTTCTTCCAAATCGCCATCGTAGTTCACCAGCTTGCGTGCCAGGCGTTGCGATTCGGTGTGCTTTGCTAGTGCCTGCCTGATCTGCTCCAGCTCTGCGATGCTTGAAGTCTTGCTGTCCAGTTCTTTGAGCAAACTGGATTCATATATCGCACGCTCTCGCCCCCATCCCTTTCTGCCGCGCTTGGCAGACATGCCGCCGCCACCGGCATCAGTTACCGTGGCACGGGATTGGAGAAGCGTTAAAAACACGTTACATCAGGGTTTGCAAGGCTTCAATGGTGGCTTGAGTCTCGCTGATCTCTCCTTCAAGTCTCAGCACCGCCTCAAGGTCTCCTGACGCCATAGCGGTTGATTTAGCGCCATTCAGATAGGCCAGTTTATTGGCCATCAGGGTGACAAGTTCTTGCATCTTCATACCAGTACCACCATTTCTTGAGCAACTGTAGACAAGTGCGATTGCAGCAGAATCACATCGTAAGTGTCCGTGCCGTCATTTGCGCAGTACGCGGCCATGCGTTGACCAAGTGCCGCTGTACCAGCCTGCAAGAAATCTGTTGGCGTAAACGGTGATAGCACCCGGTTTTGTACGTCGAATCGGTACATTTGATTGATTGCGGAGGCCGCGTAAATGTTCATATAGAACATTCTGCCCTCATTTTCAAAAGGTGCTGGGCATCCGCAAGTGCCAACTGTCAGGGCCACCGCGCCGTCGTAAACAATTGCGCCCGTCCAAGTGCCGGTGATTGAACCGGCAATATCCAATACATCCAAAGTAACCGAGGCGCCACGGAAGAAATAACAGAACGATTGACGAGCATTGCGAGCAACACCGGGCTGAATACCAAACGATGGTGCCCACATACCACCAGACGCATTGGCCGCTGGAGCAGCACCAAAGTACGTAGTTGACCAAGCGTTGGTCAAAATGCTGTTGGTGCCGTTGTTAATGGTGGCGTCAGAATAGTTGTACGTGTAAACCGTAGTCGTTGCAGTTGACCGCACCAGCATCAAGTTGGGCAACTCAATGACGTATTTTGCTAGAGCAGACGGCTGAGTTGCCCATGCGGTACCCGTTGTGTACACAGGGCTTGGGCCTGCTGTGTGGCTGGCAATAACTCGGCGCTGACCAACTGCCGCAGGTGTCACCGTGTCTTGCACAATCCTAATTTGGAAATTGCGGAATTCATTGGCTGCCACAACAGCATCGGCCAAGGTAGCTTGGCCGGTCAGTGTGCTTGCACCAGAGGCTGTAGCCGTCAGGGCGGAGCGTGTTTCCAAGCCAGTGTCATAGACAAACGCGCCTTTAATCATGCCTTCGCCGGGTGTACAGTCATATGGTGTGAATTGCTCATCCAGCACCATGATTGAACTGTCCGTACCGACCGTGGCAGGCAAACCAGTAATACTCAAACCGGTAGACAGTGTGTTAGACGCTACTTCCAACGACCGCCAAGCATTTGCTGCCATGACACCAGCGGATAGCATGAAAACACGACCAGCAATAATTTCGTACCGTGCGCCCGTCGATGGGGTAAATGTAAACGGTGAAATGACATGAATCGTCGGTGTGGTGCCAGCCGTGTTGGCATCAATATAGCGTTCTTCTGTCTTGCCAGCAACGGTATCAATGATTCGCAGCTTGAACCCGTACTCTCCCGAGCCGCCACGGTTTGCCAGCATATTGAGGCCGACAGCCGTTGGTAGCGCGGTGGACAATGTAACTTTAATCGTCGTCGAGCCAGCAGCAATGGTTCCAACCAGTCCAAGCGACGGCGCAAAAGCCATTGCCGAGCCAGCGCCAAAAGTGCCAGCCAATGCTGGGGACTGAACAAAGTTCCAAGATTTGGTAACGATGTTGAATCGGTTCAACACCGTGGCACTGACCAAGTTGTAGACAAACGGATTGCGTGATACCCCAGAACGCAAATCAGATACTACCGAGGTAGCCGCAGCGCTGGCGTTTGGTGCCGGGGCGACTTGCGCCCACATCAGTCGGTCAATGACTTTCTTGAACGTATTTGCCATTATGTAATCCTTGCTCTAACTGCCGCCTGCCATGCAGCCATGTTGCCGCCGTTGACCAGCAGCTGGGCCTGCACGCCGCCGATGTTGGCTTGGTTGGTGAGGGTGGCCACGGTGGTGACGGCGGTGATGGTGCCAGATTCAATAATTGCCGTCTGCCTTGCCCGTTGTAACGACTTGTCGTAACCCATCGGACTATTCAGATAGTTTAGCATCCGGGTCAACAGCAAAACCATGCTTTGTGTTGATTCTTCCGTTGCATTGGAAGTGGTAACTGCGCCAACTGGAACGTACAACGCCCAATCAGGAATGGAATACGCATTCGGTACGCCAGTTCCTGTATCGCGGTAAACAAACAACTGACCAGTGCTATCTTGGAACACTGTATCTGACAAAGCGCTTCCGCCACCACCACCACCTGTTGTAGGTAATGGATTCAGGTCGGTGATGGGTTCACCATCCGCGCTGTTTAGCTTTACCGACTCAGCGATTGCGCCACTAATTTGCATAATTTACGCTAAAAAGCGGAGTTTATAGAGGGTAGTTAGGTACAGTTCAACGATATTATCTATCAGTTGCTGCAACGTAGAGTCAGACTTGTCGCACACATCGTATCGACCCTTTTCGATCTCTGCAAGTTGGTCTTGCAGGAACTCAATGATGTTGGTCGTCTTCTTGGCAGCAGGAATTGCAATGGGGCCAATCAGGCCATTTCGGCCCTGGTAGGCTTCCGCAAACGCATCCGCCACATCAATTACGCTGTCGTAGAACGTGTTCAACGCCATGTGTTTGGAGTAGCTGCGGGTGTTTAAATGCACCGAATGGGCCACGTTACGGCCCAAAAACAGTATGCCCATCAGTTGCGCGGCGGTCATTGCATGGCTCCTTCAACGTCCATCTGCTGCTCTGGCATATCTGGCATTTGACCGCCTTGCGATTCCATTGCCGCAGCAACCACACCCATAGCAATGTCTTGAATCTGCTGCTCAGTCATACCGGCCTGCACCGCACTGATGCGCTTGGTTTCAGCATCGTATGCCTTGACCTCAGCCTCAAATTCTTTGACTTTTAGCGTCTGCGCTTCCATCGACTGCTGGACGTTTTGCAGCATTTCTTGCATCTGCTGCATTTCCTGACCCATAGCCTGCATCTGCATATTGGCGGCTTGCAGGGCTGGGTCGTTGTCATCGCCCATGAGTTTGGGGTCGATGGTTTTAGCCAGCCGTTTAGCC